TCGCCCTCTCCCGCATCGTCGGGATCTCCCAAGGGAGGTGTGTTGTTCGCTCTGGTATGAACGCCCACAGTCAGTCTACTATTACTACCAATAACCCAAGTCTTGCCCTCTTGCTCATCGAAACTCCTTTGTTCATCAAGCAACTGCTTGTATGTGTCTGGATACAGGTGAGCTAGGCGTACTAACGCCTTGTCTCTTGCTCTCCGGTAATTGCGATAGTGAATTGCTTGCTTGCCACTAACCTCTTTACTCTCCATTGATCTTGTCCTCCCACACTATAAGGGCATATGCTATCAGCATTACCACGAGCAGACCTAATACATAACTCATACTTTTATCCTCTCACACTTCGTCATAACAGATACCACATAGCCACCAAGCGTGGACTTCTATCAGCTCAGACTCTGGTGTCTGAGCTTCACATCTACTGCACTTAATAGTCTCCTCCGTCATAGGCTAGCTGCCCTTACTATTGCCGTGATATCCAGGGTCTGCCCTACTAAGTGAGCGTCCTCCTCATCACTATCCCACGCACTCACCAGTACTCTACTGTTGCTAGGTGCAAGGCTCAGCCATTGGATACAATGCTCAGCGTTCTCGCCTCCCCACTCAGTATCTCCGTTCCCGTCCACTACCTCATACAATAGGATCAGGTCAGACTTCTTTGGGTGTATCGTGTATAGGTTGGGGTAGTGCGCCTTAGTAATAAACTCTTTACTCACTCTCGTCCTCCTTGCACTTGTGGGCTTTGACTTCACTCTCTCCTAATTGTGTGTCACAATCTAAACAGTACGCAACATAAGCACTACTAATCATCACTCTCGCCCTCTTTCTCTACCTTTACCCATACAAACCCGTCCTGGTGACGGGTGAGCTGACCTAATATGTCAAACCACTCTTGGTCTACCTCTGCGGTAATCGTGTATTTACTCATCACTCTCCTCCTCGAACCCGAATAGCTGCGACAGGGCAGAATTAGCCCGTCGTAGGTTAGCGATAGCTCTGGCTATCTCTTCCTGTTGTAAGTCCTTCTCTGCCTCATTGATACATAGATCGAACTTAGCCTCTAAGTATTCTTTATTCATTGTTACCATCTCCCTCATATTCTGTTCCGTCGTCTCCGTTTTCTTGCCTATCCTCTACCCACTCTTTTAGGTTACTCATTAGCTCGCCCTCTCTCTTATCTGTATTGTCATTTCGCAATCATCACATAAGTAATTGCCTTCATAATCTTTTGCTATGTTCCACCATTGGGAATTAGTTATCTCCCACTTACAGTCCTTACATACAAACTTATTCATTACTCTCTCCCTTTAGTGTCCATTGTAAAGATACTATCCAGCTATTTAACTCATCTATCGTGAGATAGGTAAAGTCTCGGTTCACTAACTCGTTTTCGATAAAGTTAATCTCATACTTAATCTCATCAACAGTTTTCATTTACTCTTCCTCTTCTTCCGGTAGTACTCTACCCTTGCTTTCGCTACTGATTATCTTGATGTCGTCCTCACCTGGAAAGATGATGTCCCAATCCCAATAGCGCGGATCTCCGTCATAGGTATCTATCTCCATTGTTACTAAGTATCTACCTTTCATACCGCTTCCTCCTCTTTACAGTTATTACACCAATAAAATGTCACGATATCTACCTTGTAAGGCTTTACCTCTGCCTCTTCTGTGCAACTGTCACAATAATCTTTCATTACCCTACCCTCTCCCACGCACTATTGAGCTGGGCACACTGCCACTCACCGCAGCCTTCGCAGACCACATCTCCCACGCTTCTCACTAGGACAAGGTACTTTCCGTGTCCGCACTTATCGCACTCGTACTCCATTAGCTTTCCTTCCCTTTGTGTGTGCAGCAATTACCACAATTACCACAATTACCGCACCGGTTTTCCCTACTAGATATCTCGTAAGAGTTAGCACACTTATCGCACTCTCCCTCTATCTCTCCCGTAGGGTTAGAGATTGACCAAGATACTGTCTCTACATCATCACTCTCTCCCTCATTGCACTCGCAATAGTGACCGTCGGTATAGCAGACATATAGACCGCTAAAGTGTGTACGGTAACCGTAACTGCGGTATCCCTCACTATCTTGCACGTAATATCTCCCGTGCATATCTTGCTTAGCGCCGGCTAACTCGCGCTCTCTCTCTAGTGTGCTCACTATCTAACCCTTTCATTAGTTACCTTACTAACCTTTAGTAAGATACTACCTTACTCTACCGTATTAGGATAGAGCAAGATAGTACGCCACTAACTAATCTTTATAGCGCATAGGCATTAGTAATGCACGGGAGATATTACGTACAAGATAGCGAAGGATACCGTAGCTACGGTTATCGTACGCACTTTAGCGGACTCTATGTCTGCTACACCGACGGTCACTATTGTGAATGCGGTGATAGCGATGAATAAGAATCAACTAACCGCTCTATTGAGCGCAAGAGCGGGAGAGCTGCACTATAGCTACGAAAGATTTAGTAACGGATCAAGCGAGTATTTAGTAGGACCGTGGGATAAGTACGCGGACATAGAGGGACCGGTTATGCGCTATTGGTTTACGAGTGAGGGAGAGAATAAATGAAAGATAAGTGGCTTGTAACAATAGAGATAGATACCTATGACGGCGATCCGCGCACGTGGAATTGGGATAACCTTTACATAGGGGAAGAGGACATCAAGATAGTTGAAAGTCAATTCAAGGGTAGAGTACTACCCACTAGCGAGGGAGAGAGTAATGAGTAAGTGTAAGTGTGGAAGCGTTAGCACTATTAGACGTAATGGAGTTATGGTCTGCTTTAATTGTTTAGTACAAGATAGAGTAAAGAGGGAGGATAGCAATGAATGAAGAGTATCTAAAGGCTAAGGTAGACCTATGCCTTAATCAAGCTGAGATAGACCTTAAGCAGTAAGAGATAGCCCGGGCTATTAAGAATCTGCAGCGTGCTAATTCAGCTATGTCACGCCTATTCGGGATAGAAGAAGAGGGCGACGATGAATAATATCTATACGCTGCACCCGCCTAAGTCAGATCTAGTTTTATTCTACGAAGTCATCGAGCCTACAAGTAAGGGAGAGCAAGTGCGCTGGGGTGGGGGAGATGTTAAGTCTGCTATCCAATGGCTATACCTTGCACCCGTAGGCTCACGCATATTGGTAAGTGCGTGGGAAAGCGATGAAGAGGACGCTCATTTAGTAGGGCAGACTATTGATATCACCGAGATTATTCAGCACGCAAGGGAGGTAGGACTATGAGCTACGTACTAGGTTTGCTCGTGGTAATGCTGGTAGCATACGCCTTGATAGTGTGGGAGGACAAGATCAATGGAGAGTAAACAAGTAAGCGGTAAGCAATCTATTCACTACCGCAACTATCGTAGAGCGAGAGATCGTGCGCTAGTGCGCCTTGCTCACCTGTACCCCGACGATTACAAGCTGCTGCTTGTGGAAGAGAGAAAGTCAGATGAGCAACAAGGCAAAACTTGGATTGGTAGCACTGACGATACCCGTCTTACTATTACTACACATACACGGGCGAACGCCGTCCCTGCATTTACCACACATACCAGTGATGGAAGCCAGAACGAAGGCAACAATGGAGGAGAAGCGTGAGAACAAGGCACTTGTCATTAGTTACCTCAACGCACTCGGTTACAACGACAATCAGCAGGCGTGTGCCATCACCTTATGGACCCGTGAGAGCAGGCTTGACCACCTCGCGGACAACCCAAGATCAACAGCTTACGGAATTGCTCAGCTCCTTAGAGAGCGTAGTAGCCAGCCTGAACTACAAATCCTGCACGGCGTTAGATACGTTGAGCACCGCTATTCAGGGAGTTTCTGCCGTGCTCTCCGACACTCCGACAGAGTCGGCTGGTATTGACCAGACCTGTGATGAGTGTGGCAACGACACAGTAGCAGAGGGCGAGAGCAAATGTTTGGAATGTTTAGAAGCTATGTTATAGTTTCGGTAGAAGGTTTCTAACCCTTTCCTTCTTCGAGCATAGAAGCCCCATCAGTAACGGGAACTGGTGGGGTTTCTGCTTTGCAAAGACAAAAAGCCCTAGCCATTTAGACTAGAGCTTGTTGCCAGCACTCAATAGCAATTTGCTACCTCGTGTATTAATTATAGCTTACGCAACCACACTTGTAAACCCTGCTCAAGTACCTCGTACTCACCAGCGTGGCGCTCTAAGAATAGATCAATGCCTAGCTTGGGTGACTTAGATGCAGGTAAGTGTGCGCCCCACTGGTAGTCATCAAAGGCTAGTATCCCATTCCGCCTTAGTAAACGCCAGGATAACTCACCATCAAGTAAAACAGAAGCAGCGGTATGGTCTGCATCTACATAGATGAACTCATAATACTTAAAGTAATTGTAGTTAAGAAGATAGTTAAAGCTAGGACTATGAACAAACATAATCTTCTTATACTGTTCTGTCTTAGATCTATACACCTTAAATACTTCATCGAAGTCTATAGTCTTATGCACTTCTTCATCACTGCCAGCCCAAGTATCTACATCAAATAGTAATGAGCCACTACCAGTCAGCACGTTCTCAGCCAGCCATACGCTGGCATCACCGGTGTATGCACCTAATTGTAGAAGGTTCAAATTATCCACGCCCGCTAATGGAATTAGGTACTTCTCAAAGTTAGGCTTGGCGTATGCACTGAACCAGTCTGGAAACTTATCCTCCATTAGAGTAGAACCCTCCGCCCTTGAACTGAATAGATGGCGCATCATAGATGCGGTTCATAGTTAGGTGACACGGCACGCAAGCAGGTGGCTTGGGTGTCTCGTGGATAGAGCGCTCAACAGATAGCACTGCTGCACACTGTGGACATTTGTAGTCATAGATCATAGTTGTACTGCCTCTTCAATCGCTAAGTAACCTACTAACTTACTAATCTTTTGTGAACGTGAGAACTCAGTAGTCGCTGGCATCCAATGGCTTACCCACTCAGGTTCAGGTACATCCATCAGGTCAAAAGAAAAGACACCCTTCGGTGTCGAGTTGATGTAGAACGGGATGAGATCTCGCTCAGCAGCCTGCGTTATCAGCTTGCGATACTTCATCTCTTCAATCAGCAACGTATCGTAGTGAGTGTAACGACACTTGAGTTCTATGTAATGACCAGCTGCCATACTGAAGCAGTCAAAGGCATCATAGATGCCAGGGCTACGCTCCAAGTCTGGATACAAACTGGATTTAAGAAACTCAAATAGATCTTGTTCTTTCATTGCCACGGACTGGGGCCTCCGAGCTGTTCGATTAGTTTACGCATAGCGTTATTGCATCTGCGATCTGCGGTAGATACTGCACACTCCATCACTTCTGCAATCTGTTGCAAGGTTGCATTCTCGTGGTGGCGCAGGCGTAGTAGTGTCTTCTCTTCTACATCTAGTGATAGGTATGCACGCTTGATGTCAATGAGAGTAGCAAGTAGGTTGCCACCTTCTGCCGGACTAGACTTACCCTTGGGTTGTCCATCCTGCACCATCTGTTGTACCTGTTCTAATACTGTGCCATCTATGACTGATGCAATAACAAAGGGTAGTAACTGTCCGATACCAGCTGACTCGTAGTAGGCCTCATCTGTAGTCTGATAGCCAGACTTAGATGCCTTCTCCTTACGAGCATAGCGTTCTGCTACACGTCTCATCTGGTATGCAATGCGCTGCTCGTTGTGCTTGCGTCGCTCTTCGTTCTCTTCACTCATCTGCTCAGTGATGTAGGCAGTACGTGTCATAGCCCAAGCCATACACTCCTGCTTGATGTCATCACGTTCGACATAGTTCTTATACCTGCGTTAGATCGTACCTGCTACCGAAGGTGCCAAGTCATAGACGACTGGATGTAGTTCAGTCATTTACTTCAGGCCACACACCATCTAGCACCATCATTGCGATAGCTGAGTAGTTCAGTAAGTCTAAGAATGAATCACGCAGTGACTCGTTGCTTGGTTGAACGCCTGAGTCAAGCAGGTTATTGATGCGAGCTATCTTGTCCCACATACGTACACGCAGACCATTAAGTGGTCCACCTGGTGAGTGAGCAATGTTCTTTGGGCCGTAGTCGTGGTGCTTACGCACCAAGAGATTACCTGCTTGGTCCATAATGCGCCAGACATCTGCGATAAAGGCAGCATCTATCTTGTCTGTGTAGGTCGAATCAAGAGTGTCTCGGTTTCCGTATTGATCTCTAGGATCTGGAAGCCCATATGCTGCAAAATCTGTGCCATCTGTAGCCATTCACTCTTATCCAATCTGCTCACCTACTAGCAAAGCACGTGTGGCATCTGCCCCGTGTGCTAGGTAGTAGTCGTTGATGTCCATACCTGGTGGTAGTGTAACAATAACTGAGTTCATTACCTCATTAGCAACACGCTTGGCAAACTCTGCTCCTGGGTTGGACCCATCCTCTTTGATGTCGTTGTCTCCGACAACATAGATAGTTTCGTAACCATTAAATAGTTTCGGAAAGTGTGGCTTCCAAGCAGCTACCCCTGGCACACCCACTGCAGGTATACCAAGCACACCGCTAGTTACAACTGCATCTAACTCACCTTCGCACACCACAATGTGTGGTGAGTCAATGGTGATGTCACATACGTTATACAGGTGTGCCTTCTGCCCTGTTGGGCTACCGTACTTAGGCTTGCCATCATCTATACGTCTGAACTTAAAGCCCACGCAACTACCACTGGCAGTGATGTATGGAATAGACAGCCAACCCTCGTGCATCTCGTGTCCATTGTGTGGCTCAGTTACTGTACCTAGTTGAAACTTAGCTGCAACTAATTCAGATATCCCACGTGCGGCTAGCACGTCTAGCACCTCTGGACTTATTGCCTGTGCGTATCGCTGCGCCGCTTCCAGAAGCAATTTCGACTGCACGTTTGAGGCCATCTATAAACTCCAAGTTCTCTAGGATGCAGACTATGTTGACTGCATTGCCACCTTTACCACAGGTCTGACAGTAGTAAAGGTTGGTATCTACGTTCATTGAGGCAGATCTATGTGAGTCATTGTGCATCAAGCACTTGACTCTTATCTCGCCGGTGCCACCTCTTGTTTCACCGCCGAAGAAACTTACGATTGGTTCTATTGGGATGGTGTTAGCTTGGACTCTATTACTTTTGTTAGTCCTGGACCAGTCTTGTGTTGACATACGCACCCCTTGAAGTCGCACTTCTTGTGCCAGTGTGAGGCACGCTTGAAGTGGTTGTCTCTGTTCTCAGCTCCACCCTTAAGACAGTTCTGGCAGATCATCTTCCACCTCTTCAACTACTTCTTCAACTACCTCTGGTAGTTCCTGCTCTGTTGGCTGTTGCCATAGTTCTGTTGTTGTAATTTCTCCACCTGGTACTGGCATTACTGTTTCTCCTTTAACCATTGAGTTAAGTCTTGGATTACCCAAGCCTGATCTATTGATGCGTTGCGACGCTTAACTACGACGTATGAAAGAGGCACTTCCCCAAGACCTCTAGCCTTGGCGTAGTTAAGCGCCTCAACTTGTGCTTCTCTCCAGAACTCTGGCAGGGAAAGAGTCTGCCTATTCTTTAGCTCTAGGATATAGGTTTCTCCAGATATGATAACAACCATATCTCCCTCATCCTTTGCCCCAGCTTTTGTCAAACGTTCTGCCATAGCTCCCGCATTGCGTAGCCACTTCATAACATCTGTCTCGAACTGAGAACCCTTGCGTCCGTTCTTATTCGCCATCTAGTTTTACCTGATTAACCTTGAAGACTTGGACTCCGTCTTCTTCTTCGACTCTGACTATGTTTGCTTGGATAAGTAGCGATGCGAATGCAGCAAAGTCTTTCTCTAATTTATTGATGCGGTTCTTTACATACTGCATCTCTGTATTAGCCATTGTTGACCCACTCTCCTCGTTCTGCACAAACTTGATACGGCATATTAGATTTAGTCGCTGAGTTGTATGACCATTGTGTTTCATACTTAACGCAAGGACCTTGTGCTTCCTCTTGTGCAGACGCATACATAACACTAGCAAGAACACCAATGAGTATCACTACTGATACAGCACCCCAACGCCAGTCTTCTCTGTCTACCGCAAGAAGTGCTGTTCCAATTAACGCACCTAATACAGCAACAATAAGTGTTGCTACAAGAATGTAGCTAAACATTGTATCCTCCTTGGTATCCAGCCATAGCATCTCTCCTTAACATCCAACCAAACTCATCTTGGTCACCGATCTGACACGCTGCATAGTTTACTAGCAACTGTGCATAATCGGAAGCATCTGCTGTGTGTGGCCCAAAGCGGTTCTTCACAGCAGCTACTGCCAAAGTGTTTTGGTTTGGGTCGTAGCCCAGTGTAAGTATCAGTGCAGGTAACTGACTGACCTTACCGTGGATAGTACGTCTGGCAGGTGGCTTGGTAGTTGACCCGTACTCTGATTGCTCAGAGACGTGGTGCAGTACCATTACACAGGCTTCAGTCTTACGTGCCATATCGTGCAACTCCATCATAATCGCACGCAGTCCTGACCATTCATTGTCTGTCTCTGCTGCCACGTTCATTAGGTTATCAATGATGATCAGTTCAGGTGCTTCGCCGTAGAGTTCTACGTAAGCCCTGATCTCCAACTCAAGGTCATCTATTGAAGGTGATGAATCAAAGACCCACTTGATGTGGTCAATCTTTTGGAAGTGATGGTCGTAGTAGTGGCTATCGCTAGCCAAGTTAGCCTCAACAGTTATCTGTGAGTGGCCTGATGTATGCGATGCTGCTCGCATCATCACAGTAGTCGTATCAGTATCGGCAGAGAAGAACAGCGTAGGCACCTTTGCTTTGATTGCATAGATCAATGCGAACATTGACTTACCAGCATTAGGTGCTGCTGCAACCATACACACTTGCCCACGTCTGAACTTAATCTGCTTAGCTGCTAGTCCATCCCATACGTCAGGCAATGGTGTTGCTTTGGTAAGCACACCACCCCACGCACGGGATAGATTAAGCAACGTCTTCCTCCTGATTGACTCTGATACCACGC